GAAGTAATGCAACAACCAGTGCCGCAGGGAATGGTGGTGGCGGAACAGCATCAACTATTTCTGGAACTTCTGTTACCTACGCTGGTGGTGGAGGCGGCGGAACTCGCGCTCCTAATACCGCTGGCACAGGTGGTTCTGGTGGTGGTGGCAATGGAAGCAGTAGTGGCACTGTAAATGGTGCAAATGGTAGTGATAATACAGGTGGTGGTGGTGGAGCTTGTGGAACTGAGGATTTAGGAAGTGGCAATAATAAAACTTCTAATTCTGGATCAGGTGGCTCCGGCATCGTGATAATCAAAATAAACCAATAACTATGGAAACTAAAGTCTACCGATTCTTAGGCATCGACACTGCGATGCAACTGCTGCGTCCCGGCGCAAAGTGGGAAATCTCGAACAACGTCTTTACCAGATGGGATGATCCTCGTCCATGTCCATCTATTGAAGAAGTCTATTGGGTAATGGATCAGATCAAGGAATTCGAGGACAAGATTCCTACGATGTGGTTGCCAGAGCAGCTTGAGGAAATGGGTGCACAGATGAAGGAGATTGAGGAGGCGCTTGGATGAACATGCACCATTTGTTTCCTATACCAATAGGTATGTTCGACTTAGATCGTGAACTTACCGATGAGGAACTTTTGTTTGTGCGTGGTCAGGATACTAGGCCGAATGAAGGAAACACGACTAGCAAGAATAACTTTGTGCTGCGTGATCCTGTCATGACTTCGCTTCGGGGATGGATTGAGGACTGCGTAGCTGAATACTTTAAGGCAACGTCTAATCCTAAACATGATGTTCATTTAAGGATTACTCAAAGCTGGTTTAACTATTCAGAGCAAGGTCAGTGGCATCATAAACACGCGCATCCAAATAGCTTTGTATCAGGTGTGTTTTATCTAAATACTAATTTTGACGATAAGATTTATTTCTATCGTTCTGGATGGCAACAGATTAGGTTTCCACCTGAAGAATGGAACTTGTACAACTCTGAGTCTTGGTGGTTTGAGGCTAAAGTTGGCAGATTGATTTTGTTTCCTTCGTCGCTTGAGCATAATGTTCCTAGTGTGCAAGGTGAGGAAACGAGGATAAGCATGTCGTTCAATACATTTCCTGTTGGAATTGTTGGTGATGAACTAAGTTTGACCGGATTGAAACTGGAGGCTTGAGATGGCGCACTTCGCTGAAATTGATGACAACGGTATCGTACAGCGAGTAATCGTTGTTGATAACAAAGATACTAGCGATGCCAATGGCGTTGAGAAGGAGCATATCGGTGCTGCTTTCTGTGAGCGTCTGTTGGGTGGCACTTGGAAGCAGACCAGCTATAACGCTAATTTCCGCAAGAACTACGCTGGCATAGGTTATACCTATCGTGCAGATATAGACGCGTTTGTGCCTCCGCAGCCTTATCCTAGCTGGACACTAGATAGTGACGCTAATTGGCAACCACCTGTAGCTATGCCTACCGACGGACAAATGTATTCTTGGAACGAAGCTAACCAGACTTGGGACGCCATAAATGAGCCCTGAGTTACAAAAATACTACGAAGACAGGTTCGCCATGATGGCCACGCCAGGCTGGCGTGACCTGATTGACGACATCGAAAAAATAAAAGAATCGCTCAATAACATTTCTGTTGTGGAGAACGAAAAAGATTTACAATTTAAGAAGGGTGAGTTATCGATACTAACCTGGCTGTCCACACTAAAACAGGTCAGCGAACAGGCTTACGAGGACTTGCAAGATGAAAAGAATGTATGAATTTGTCTGCGAAAGCGGACAACGCATCGAACGGTTTACGTCTTATGAGGACAAGACCGTTAGTTGCAATTGCGGCAAGTTAGCCAGCCGCGTAATATCTGCCACACCGTTTAGGTTGGAGGGGTGGTCGGGGCATTTCCCGACGGCTTTTCATCAATTTGATAAAAAGCACCGCGACAAGCTAAAATCGGAGCAGAAGGCGAACAGATAAGCAGAAATGCCCTGTTCATGTTTAATCCTGGGAACCAAAAGATGGCAGGAAAAGGAACTTCGACATGTTGATAGATAAAGAACCCGAGATGCCGAGCGAAATCGAGGCAGACGACGCGAAACTACCCGAAATTGAAGATAGCACCAAGGCCCCAGCGCCTGAAGTGCCAGATCGATACAGAAACAAATCGATCGATGACATCATCAAAATGCACCAAGAAGCCGAAAAAGTGATCGGCCGACAGGCGCAAGAAGTCGGGGAAGTGCGAAAGCTGGCAGATGAGCTCATCAAGCAGAATCTCAGCGGCCGATCGCAACCTGTTGAGCAAAAAGAGCCTGAAGTGGACTTCTATGAAGACCCTCAGAAGGCAATTCAGCAAACAGTAGCAACTCATCCTGACGTTGTAGCCGCAAGGCAGGCGTCGCTTGAGTTTAAAAAAATGCAAACGCAGCAGCGCATGGCGCAAGAGCATCCTGACTTTATGCAGGTGGCAGCTGACCCAGAGTTTCACGCATGGGTCAAGTCGTCTCCGATACGTCTGGAACTATACGCCAAGGCAGATGCTCAGTTTGATTTTGATGCTGGTAATGAATTGCTCTCTACCTACAAGGCTATTAAGGGCGTCAAGACGCAGCAGGTGCAGTCAGAAGCTAAAGACAAGCGCCAGCAGCAGATGAAGTCCGCACAAGTCGACACAGGTGGAACTGGAGAGTCTTCAAAGCGTGTTTACCGTAGGGCAGACCTGATTCGGCTAAAAATGACCGATCCGGCTCGCTACGATGCGCTACAGCCTGAAATTATGGCGGCGTATGCAGAAGGTCGGGTCAAGTAAATATTACTTTTGACTTTAGGAGTTAGACATGGCAACCGCATTTAGCCCAGCAAATAGTGTAACGACCACTACAGCAGCAACCTTTATCCCTAGCCTATAAATTTTGGGGATGTAAAACCTTCTCTGAAAAACTGGGAGCAAACTTCGGGTGTTGTGACCAGAGGGAACACGATTGAACAACATCGCAGTTCACGCCAAGGAGGCGTATGAAGCGGCTAAGTTGGAAGTACATTGCAGGTTTGGTTGACGGCGAAGGCTGTCTGGATGTGCAAGTAACTCGCGGTATTTATGTTAGGCCAAGGCTACGAATATGCTTGGCGGATAACTGCAAATTTATCCTAGACATACTGCACGCGAATCACGGCGGAGCTCTAATTCCCCGCCCGAGCACAAATAGCAGCTGGCAAAGTTCAACGTCATGGGAGTTGTGCGGATATAGTTTAGTCTGCCCTTTCTTGCGTAATTTTGCTAACCACCTATATATCAAACAAGAACAGGCCAAATTTCTGTTGTCCTTGGAGACAACAGTAAAGGGTAAACAGATCGCCAGCGAGGCAAGAGAGTTTATCCGGGATGAGCTTAAAGCAATGAAGCGTGACCCGCACAGACTAAGTGAGAAGGCACAGGAACGGCTTATAGCCATTCTGTGATGCGATAGTCGGGCCAGCTTTTTAGCTGGTGGGAAATTTGGTCGGATGAAATTGTTGCGTCGTACAAGAAGAACCTCGTTCTGGCCAATCTGGTCATGAAGATGAACTTCCGTGGCAAGAAAGGTGACACCGTTCACGTTCCGTCTCCAACCCGTGGCTCCGCCTCGGCAAAAGGCGCAACCAACGCTGTTACGCTGATCGCTGCAACCGAGAACGAAGTGCAAATCTCGATCGACAAGCACTACGAGTACAGCCGTTTGATCGAAGACATCGTTGAAACGCAGGCGCTGACCTCGCTGCGTCAGTTCTACACTGACGACGCTGGTTACGCTCTGGCCAAGCAGGTCGACACCGACCTGATTCAGCTGGGCCGCGCATTCAACGGCGCAACGATTGGCACCAACGACTACGCTACCTCGGCTGCATCGACCAAAGCCTACATCGGCTCGGATGGCACCACGGCCTACAACAGCTCGACTTCGAACGCTGCTGCACTGACCGACGCTGCAATCCGCCGCACGATCCAGCGTCTGGATGACAACGACACTCCAATGGACGGTCGTTTCTTCATCATCCCTCCGTCGTCGCGTAACACCCTGATGGGTCTGGCTCGCTACACCGAGCAGGCATTCGTCGGCAATGGCAACGCGATCCGCAACGGCGAAATCGGCAACCTGTACGGCATCCCCGTGTTCGTTACCTCCAACGCTGACTACGGCGCAGGTAACACCGGCGCTGACCGTATCTGCCTGATGGGCCACCGCGACGCGATGGTGCTGGTTGAGCAGATGGGCGTTCGTTCGCAGACCCAGTACAAGCAGGAATACCTGGCAACTCTTTACACCGCAGATATGATCTATGGTGTGAAGGCCATGCGTACTGCTGCTACCGTCGGTGCTGCTACTTCGTCGTCGGCTTTTGCTCTGGCTGTTCCGGCCTAATTGAGCCCCCGGCCTTCGGGCCGGGGATTAACCTTTAGGAGAACATCATGGCAAATGCAACTTCCGTAGTAGTCCGCGCTGGTAACGACCAGTTTCGCGGTCTGTTTTCTGATACTTGGCTGGTTCGCGCAACGATTGACGCCGACAGCTTAGAAGACGGCGCTGGCGATACCGACACCGTAGCTGTTCCGGGCGTTGCCCTGGGCGATATGGTGCTGGGTGCATCTCTTAGCGTCGATGAGGCAGGCTTGATCGTAGAGGCTTACGTCAGTGCAGCTAACGTCGTCAGTATTCGTTTCCAAAACGAGACTGGCGGCACGGTTAACCTGGCATCCAGCACTTTGCGTCTGGTCGTCGCTCGTTCGTTGGCCTAATAATCGGGGGTTTCGACCCCCGATTTTTCACTGGAGTATTTATGTCTGCAACTTTTCGCTGCCTCTCCAGCGGTCAAACCGTCACCTTCACGCTTCAGCATGACATCGACAGCATGAAGGGCCACGCCGGTTACGTCCGAGTGGATGAGGAAGGAAACGAAGAACCATTGCATCAAGACGTCGTACGTACTGATACCGCATTTTCAGCCCCGATACCTCAAATGAGGCGACCCGGCCGTCCAAGGAAACAGGAAAATGTCTGAAATTGATCTGAGAGAGTTTGGAAAACTCGAAGCGCAAGTAGAAGTCCTCCAGTCTGAGGTTCACGCCTTGCGCGAGGACGTCAAACTGCTGCTGGAAATGGCCAATAAATCAAAGGGTGGCCTCTGGGCTGGTATGGCCGTTGTATCGGCCGTAACCAGCATTGGTACATTTATCGTCGATAGGATGGTATTCAAATGAAGATGACCAAGGCTGACAAGAAAGTTAAAAAGGTGATGGGCGAATACAAGTCCGGCACGCTGCATTCCGGCAAAGGCGGCCCCGTCGTCAAGTCCCGCAAGCAGGCGATCGCCATCGCCTTGTCCGAGGCCGGCAAATCTTTGCCGCAGCGCGGCATGCGCACGGCTAAAAACAAGGCTAAGAAATGAAAAAGCCGATCTGGAATCAGACCCGGCCGAAGAAATTGGGTGAATCTAAGAAGCTATCGCCCGGCCAGAAAGGCGCTGCCAAGCGTATGGCAGCCAAGGCTGGACGACCCTACCCCAATTTAATCGACAACATGAGAGCAGCGAGGAAAAAATGACTACCAAGACGCCTGCGTGGCAGAGGAAAGCCGGTCAAAACCCCAAGGGCGGCTTGAATGCCAAGGGCAGAGCGTCCTATAATGCCGCCACAGGTGGCAATTTGAAAGCTCCGGTCAAGTCCGGAGACAACCCCAGACGAGCTTCTTTTCTCGCCAGGATGGGTAACATGCCCGGCCCTGAAATTAAAGACGGTGAGCCAACCCGGCTCTTGTTGTCTTTACGGGCTTGGGGCGCATCCTCCAAGGCGGACGCAAAGGCAAAAGCTAGAGCTATATCCGCAAGGAATAAGGCGAAAAGCAAATGACCTACTTAGAAATCGTCAACTCCATCATGGGGCGCCTGCGCGAGCCGTCTGTCTCGACGGTCGCACTGACCTCTTACTCCCAGCTAATCGGCAAGTTCGTCAACGACGCCAAGCGTCAGATCGAAGACTCTTTCGACTGGAACGCGCTGGGGATGGAAGTTGATATCACGACAGTCGCTGGCACCTACGAGTACGCGCTGACAGGCGCTGGCCAAAAGTTTCGCGTCACCAGCAACCCCTTGAACACCACAAGCAATGTCGTCATGCAGCCGATTTCGGTCGCCGACATGCGCCAGCGTCAAAACTTCACGCCTATCGTCCAAAACATCCCTACGCAGTATTGCTTTGAAGGTGTAGATGGGAGCGGAGACGCCAAGGTGCAACTTTATGGCCGACCAAACGGCGTCTATACCCTGAAATTTTTCTTGTGTGTGCCGCAGGCTGATCTATCCGCAGATAGTGATGTGCCGTTGGTCAATGACAAATTGATTGAACAAAACGCCTACGCTCGCGCGCTGGTTGAGCGCGGCGAAGATGGCGGTTTGTCGTCATCCGAGGCATATCAGCTCTATAAATCAATGCTGTCGGATTACATTGCTTTGGAAGCCACGCGCTTTCCTGAGATGCAGGAGTTTGTCGCGATATGAGCCAACAGTTAGAGCGCTTTTCGATTTCTGCACCAGGCTTTTACGGCCTGAATACCCAAGATTCGCCGCTTGATCTTGCGGCGGGTTTTGCTTTGGTGGCGCAGAATTGCATTCTCGACCAGTACGGTCGGATGGGCGCTCGTAAAGGCTGGGCAAAAGTAAACACCAGTACTGGCAATTTGGGCGCAAACGATGTAGGCGTCATTCATGAATTAGTCCAGACTGATGGTTCTGTGACCGTTTTGTGCGCTGGCAACAATAAGCTCTTTAAACTGAGTGGCACTAGTTTAGTTGAGTTGACCTACGGCGGCGGCGCTACAGCGCCTACGATTACGGCCAGTAACTGGCAGTGCGCGTCACTCAACGGCATCACGTATTTTTTCCAAGCAGGCCACGACCCACTGATATACGATCCAGCGGTTAGTACCACTACCTACCGGCGTGTGAGCGAGAAAACTGGCTATGCAGGCACAGTGCCTTCAGGCAATATTTGTATTTCTGCTTACGGCCGTCTCTGGGTTGCAGGTAGTAATGCCGATAAGACGACACTGACGTTTTCTGATTTGCTATCCGGTCATGTTTATACGGGCGGCACTGCTGGTACGCTAAATGTTAATTCCGTCTGGCCAAATGGCGCAGATGAAATAACAGGATTGGCAGCGCATAACGGATTTTTGTTTATCTTCGGCAAACGCCAGATTTTGGTATACCAAGGCGCTACAGCACCGTCGACGATGTCGCTGTACGACACGGTAATCGGCATTGGCTGCCAATGGCGCGATTCTATCCAGAGTACCAATACTGACGTCGTGTTTTTGTCGAATAGCGGTATACGGTCAATCATGCGTACCATCCAAGAAAAGTCCGCGCCGTTCCGCGACCTATCAAAAAATGTGCGCAATGACTTGATGCAGTTGGTAGCTGGCGAAGACCCTGACAATATTAAAGCGGTGTACTCTGAGGTAGACGCGTTTTATCTGTTGACGCTGCCAACTACCGGTCAAGTCTACGTGCTAGACACTCGCGCGGCAATGCAAGACGGGTCATCACGCGCTACCACATGGACGCACATAGAGCCCACCGCGCTGTGCGCTCGTCGTAATGGCGATCTGTTAATTGGTAGGCCAGGATACATCGGTAAGTATTCTGGCTATTTGGATGACACAGAAACGTACCGTATGGCTTACTACACTAACCATGCGGATTTAGGCGACATAACAGTCACATCCCTTGTTAAGCGTATATCGATTGTCGTTATCGGTGGGTCTGACCAAGTAGTAACCATTAAGTGGGGCTATGATTTCTCTGAGAACTATTTATCAGAAAACGTCACTATCCCTACGCAAGGTATATCGGAATACGGAATTGCCGAATATGGCGCTAACGGCGTGCCTGTCGCGCAGTACGCTGGCGGTATTACGATTCAAACTTTAACCTCTCAGGCTACAGGGTCGGGCAAAGTAGTGCAAACAGGCTACGAGGCGGAAGTAAACGGTTTTGAGTTGTCCATACAAAAAATTGAAATCTTGGCCAAGCGTGGTCGGATTAGTTAAGGAGTAGTCATGTCAGACTATACAAAATCGACAGACTTTGCATCGAAAGATTCGCTGCCATCTGGTAACGCAGCGAAGATCGTCAAGGGTACTGAGATTGACACCGAGTTTAATAACATCGCGACGGCGATTTCGACTAAAGCTGATTTGGCCAGCCCATCACTGACTGGCAGTCCTACAGCACCAACGCAATCGTCTGGCGACAGTTCGACTAAATTGGCTACCACAGCGTTCGTACAAGCAGCGCTGTCTGTCCTTTACCCAGTTGGATCGATTTACACAAACGCATCAGTTAGCACTAACCCTGCTACTTTATTTGGTTTCGGTACCTGGGAGGCGTTTGGAGCTGGCCGCGTTATGGTCGGCTTAAACGCTTCAGATACTGCGTTTGATACGCTAGGGGAAACCGGCGGCTCTAAAGATGCCACAGTAGTTAGCCACACACATAGTTTTAGTGGTACTACCTCCACTATTGGAAATCACGTCCACCCGCAACTTACTTATAACGCTTTAAGTTCAGGTGGGACAAAACCCGTTGGTTATGCAAATACTGGTACTACCGCATCATATCTTTACGATACTGGTGAGGCTGGTAGCCATAACCATACTTTCTCAGGGACTACGGGCTCTTCTGGCTCATCCGGTACGAATGCTAACTTGCAACCGTACATTGTCGTTTATATGTGGAAGCGCACTGCATGAGTGCGATTGAAAAACAGCTCGAAGATTTTGGTGGAGGCATTACACATCATTTTTCTGATGGGCTATATGCTAAAGAAGCACTTGTGCCAGCAGGCACTGCGATATTGAAACATACGCACGACTTTAGTCATCTGTCGATTCTGGCTAAAGGAAAAGTAGCTGTAATGGCAGATGAAGTAGTACAGGTTATTGAGGCGCCAGCTTGCATAGAGATTAAGGCTGGTGTAACACATGGGGTCAAGGCAATTACTGACTGTGTTTGGTTTTGTATCCACGCAACGGACGAGAAAGACCCTGCGAAAGTGGATGACGTTTTAATTAAGGGGTACTGACATGCCTATCGGTGGATTAATTAGCGCTGGCGCAAGTTTGCTAGGTGGCTTTCTTCAAGGTGAGGCCGCCAAAGATGCGGCGGCTACATCTGCGGGAGCGCAGACTGCGGCAGCAAAAATAGCGGCTGAAGAGTCCCGCTTTAGGCCGGTCGGCATGACGACTCGTTTTGGTACGAGTCAGTTTGGTTTCGACCCCAAGACTGGGCGCCTATCAAGCGCAAGTTACGCGGTCAGTCCTGAACTTAAAGCGTATCAAGACCGATTAGCGGCGCTTTTAGGTGGTCAGCTTGGCCAGGCCGAAGCCGCCGCCGGGATGTACGCGCCACTGACAGGCGCTGCCGAGCGCATGTTTGGTTTGGGTGAGAGCTACCTAGCGCAGTCGCCCGAACAAGTAGCCCAGCAATATATGCAACGTCAGATGGATTTGCTGGCGCCTAGTCGTGAACGTCAGATGGCGCAACTGCAAAACCAACTATATCAAACTGGCCGTGGCGGCTTGTCAGTAGGTGCTACAAGCACCCGTCCATCAGGCGCTGCTGGTTTAGGTGCTGCCAGCCCTGAGATGGAAGCCTACTACAACGCACTAGCACAGCAAGATGCAGCGCTGGCAGCGCAGGCACAGCAGGCTGGCCAGCAACAGCTGGCGTTTGGTACCGGCCTGTTCGGCACAGGTGCTGGGCTATTGGGTCAATACCAAGCAGGTCAAGTCGGCGCGCTGTCGCCATTCACTTCCTATCTGGGTGGCGTGAGTTCACTGGAAAGCCTTGGTATGCAGCCGTTCGAGTTGGGTGTGAATTTGGGTGGCCGTAACGTCAATACTTCTGGCGCAAATGCGCTTCTGCAAGGTGGTCTGGGCGCCGCGCAAGCGATGCAGCAGGCTAACGCGTACAGTCCAATAGGCTCTGCCTTGACTGGCCTTGGCTCCACTATGCAACAACAGCAGTATATGAACCGGCTATTCCCAACAGCGCCAGCGCCTATTGAGGAGCGGCAATTTAGGCCTATAACCGCTGCACCAGCTATACCGGCAACATCCTCATCGTCCAGCCCGTGGTCTGGTGGTTTTTACGCATACTAAGGAGTAGACATGGCCAGCGAAATCTTAGGTCTGTTCACGACGCCAGATCAATACAACTTAATGCAACAGCAGGCAACTGACGCCAAAGCGCTACAGTATGCCCAGCTAAATCCATTCCAGCGCGCGGAGATGAGTCTGTTCCGTGGCGGCGCAGGCTTGGGTAACGCTATCGGCGGCATATTTGGTATGCAAGACCCGCAACTGCGCATGATTAGCCAGCGCCAGCAGCTATCGCAGGGTCTGGATATGTCTGACCCGAATTCAATTATGCAAGTAGCGCAGCAAGCGGCTGAGTTAGGCGACATGCAGTTCGCTACTACTTTGGCAGAGTACGGCCGTAACGCGGCAGCTGAATTGGCTAAAACCAGAGCCTCTATCGCCACAGCTAAAAAAGCCGAGTTGACTATCGAGCAGGAAAATAAACTGCGCGATGAACTGGCTGCGCTTGGCCCTAATCCGACACAGTCCGACATCATCGCTACCGTGTCTAAGTATGGTTCGCCGGAGCGCGTACTGGCAACGCTCAGTACAGCAGCAACTACTAGAGAAAGCATTGATGCTCGTAGAGATATTGCGGAACAAAACCGTATCGCCCGCGAGCAAGAGCAAAAAGACAGGGCAGCGCAACGCGAACAAGAAGCAGAAATAGCACATAAAAATAGATTAGCTGAAATAGCAGCTAGAGGCGCTGACAAAAAAGAAATAGAGAAAGAAAAACTTGAGTTTAAACGTGAGCAAGCTGAACTTAAACGAAAAGAGGAACAAGAAAAGAAAGAGAATAAGACGCTGACAGCTGGCTTGCAGGTAAAAGAAGATGAAGACCTCAAGTTAATTGATAGTTATCAAGCGCAACAAAAAGCGCTGGCAAGCCCAATTAAAATGTTGACGCCAGACCCTAAGACGAAAAAACCTCCGCTTGTACTGGGCCCACTACAAAACCGTAAGTATGAGCTCGCAAACTTCCGTAGTAAATCTACGCCCGAAAGCCGCGCATATGCAGAGCTTGGTTCTGCTGTTAAAACGGCAGTAAATATTCAAGCTGATGCTGCTAAAGGCGTTCAGACTGATCGCGACATCATACGTTTCTCGAAGGCGCTTATTGACGCCTACGGTAATAACGATACGCAAGCAACACTGGAAGCACTGAAACGGTTTAACGGCGCGATTAAGGATGCAGAAGTTAAAACTAAGCAGATAATTGAGAGCCGTAGAAAGTCGCAAGGCGTGCAGCCTTATTTTGGTCAGGAGCAGCCAGCTACCGGAACTTCTACTCCAAAACGCGTCAAGTTTATGGACCTGCCTAAGTAAGGTGCCGAGATGGATATTGAACTCCCAAATGGCGTAGTAATTGAAGATGTGCCTGAAGGTGTATCTCAGGCAGAGATAAAAGCCCGAGCAATTCAGGCTGGGCTGGCAACGGAAGCAGATTTTCCTTCCGCGCCTGCTCCTGCGCCCGCACCCGCGCAGCAAGCGCGCTTGCAGCCGCCAAGTTTTGCCCAGCAAATGGTCGGTCCCGGCTCGCCTACTTACAGTCTGTTTCGCGGTGCGGTAATCGAACCCGCGCTTGGTATTAACCAACTGTTGGCACAGTCTGGTCTTTTTGGTGAAGACATTCGTCTTGGAGCGCAGCAAGCAGTTGAGCAAGAACGCGCCGCGTACGAGACTGGTCGTCAAGCAATGGGGCGTGAAGGGTTTGACATCACGCAGCTTGGTGGCGCTTTTCTGTCTCCTCTTAATAGGCTATTTGGCGCCGCCACTGCGCCGACCGTGGGTGGAAAAATGGCAGCTGGAGCAGGTTCGGCGGGCATTTTTAGTGGTTTACTACCTACTGCTGGCACTGACGAAAACTTTGCCGACGATAAACTGTTCCAGATGGGCGCAGGCGCCGTGTTTGGGGGGTTAATACCTGCCGTGGGTGTTGCTGGCGGAAAGGTGCTCGACTACATCCGTAGCCTCCCTATAACGGCTAAAAATAAAGAGATAGCGTTGTGGGATTACATACAAAATCTTGTCGGGCCCGAAAAAGACGCCGCGTTGTCTGCGTTTAGAAATGCCGGTGAATTAGTCGCTGGCAGCCGTCCTACTGTAGCAGAGAGTTTAGTAGGCACGCCAAGCGCGGTTGGGCTCATAAAAGAGCAGCAACGGTTAGCTGGCCAAGCCGCTACAGCCCCAGCGTTTATTGAGCGCGGCGCAGAACAAGCCGCTGCCCGCGCCCGTACACTAGAAGGCGCGTTTGGGACGCAAGCTGATTTAGAAGCAGCGCGTGCCGCCAGAACAGCTGAAACAACGCCTATGCGTGAAGAAGCGTTAGCGCAAGCCAATATTTATGGGCAGGTAGCGCCGCGTCTTGAGCAAGAAATTGCGCAGCGTGAGGCCGCTGCCATACAAAATCTTCAAACCACAGGAAAAATCGCCACCGAAGAAGCGCAGGCGCTACAGCGCGCGAATACTTGGACGCCAGTGCCAGGGCAACCGCGCTTCCCTGCGCGTTACAGCCCGAACTACGACATGGCTAAGAGCTTGAATACTGCTGTGCAAGAGGCAGCTGATGCGGTCGGGCAGCGTAAAGCGGAAGCGGCGTTTAAGAAATTACAGCTGCAAAGCGTCACAGACGAAGGGTTTTACCCATTATCGTCCGCGCCTTTGTTGGATAAGATTAACAACAGCTTATCCAAGACGGGCGAAAAATCTAATGCCTTGCTAGTAAATTCTTTGCAGAGTTTGCGCGACAAACTTGTTCGCTACACGGACGACAATGGCATCATCAATAGCGTTGACCTATATAACGTACGTAAAGAAATTGGCGATGATATCCGACAGTACATGTCGGAAAGAGGCGCTTCAGCTACGTTTGGCGCACAAGCTACTAACGTGGAAACGTCACTCAAGAAATTGCTGGACAACGCGATTAACACTGCGTCCGGCTCTAATTTGTGGAGCGACTACCTATCTAAGTTTGCGTCGCACAGCCAAAAAATTAACCGCATGGAAGTTGGTCAGGCGATTATCGGCAAACTAAACGCTGGAATTACCGACGTTGAAAAAGTCGGTGCGTTCGCGTCTGCGGTTGATAATGCAGCCAGCACTATCAAGCGCACGACCGGGGTGCAACGATTTGACAAACTATCTGATTTTCTTGAGCCCTCCCAAGTTAAAGCAGTTGAAAGCGTTCGTGCGGATTTAGCGAGAAAAGCCAACGCATTTGAGCTAGGCAAAGGCGTTAAAGGTAAAACCCCTGAAGAAGGCGCAAAGATTAACTTGCTTAACCGCTGGTGGACTATCGCCGGAGGCGTGTTGGATAGCCTTAAACGCGGTAGTCAAGCGGAGTTTGACCGCAAAATGTCTGAGCTTATGTTAGACCCTGCAAAAATGGCTGGTTTCTTAGAAGTCATGCCAAAGCGCGAGACGACAAAAATAGCTGAAGCTATGATGGCGAAAATGAGCCCGGAAACTAGACGCACATTTGCCAGCTATTTATCGACCGCGCCGTCTCGTGCAGTACGAACCGGTATACAGCAGACCATAGAGCGGCCAGAAGAGCGCATGCTGCCGCCCGTTGAAGTTATAGGATACCCAGAGGAGTAAATGCCATTCGCGCTTATTGCCGCCGCGAATACAGCCATTGCGGCGGCGAAAGCCGGGTGTAAGCTTTACAAGGATATTAAGAATGCGGCTGGGGACGTCAAGGATGTACTTGACGATCTGAAAAAGCAGTTTGCTGCTAAACCCAACCCATCTAACGAAGAGAAACGACAGTACAACGAAGAAGTCCAGCGCGTCCAGACGATTGCTAAAACTGATCCTGGGGATGCGTTTACAGACATTGGCGAGCAGTTAGGAAAGTTCATGGACGCGTATGACGCGATCATTAAACTGTTCCTGAAAGAAGAGATGGAAGCCAAGAAGGTCTATAAGGGTGATGAGAGTATAGGAAGGCGAGCGCTTCGGCGCGTATTGATACGATCCAGACTAGATTCTATGCTGGCTAGTATCCGCGAAGAAATGGTGTACAACGCTCCGCCCGAGCTGGGGTCATTGTGGAGCAAATTTGAGGCTATGTGGAAGCAGATCAATGAAGAGCAAGAAATTGCTCGTGCTGAAGAATTGCGGAAAGCTCAAATAGCGGCATGGCAACGGGCAAGAACAATAAACAAGGCAAAGGCGCTGGCAACTTGGATTGGCGCGATCCTGTTCGTCCAAGTTTGGATGTGGGCGCTAATGGTAATGATAAGGAAAAGTCAGACGTATCAATCGTTATCGTCATATGTCTGGCAGTAATGGCGCTGACATTTGTGTTTGCTATACCGATGCTAGGTATGGCTTACATGGATATGAATAACGCTACTGCCGCAGCCGTTGAAGAGTTAAAGCGTATGCGTGAGACGCGCCGTAGATATGTAATGGAGTTAAGGAAACTTTATGAGCCTGACACTGAGCCAATTACGCCAACTACTCCCCAAGAATAAGTACGTCGAGCACTGGCACACTGCGCTGGCCATGCCTCAGACCGAGCTTGGCGGCAGCACGCTGCTAGACGACTACGATATCAATACCCCAAAACGAATCGCGGCGTTTATTGCGCAATGTGCTCATGAATCTGGTGGGTTTTCTGTGCTTCAAGAAAACCTAAATTACAAACCCCAAGCGCTTCGGCGCCTTTTTTCGAAGTATTTCACCGATGATGTTATTGCTGGACAGTATTGCCCGAAACCTAACAAGCAGGAGGCTATTGCCAACCGTATTTACGCTAACCGTATGGGGAATGGCGATGAGTCTTCTGGTGACGGCTATCGGTTTCGCGGTCGTGGGCTTATTCAGC